CCATGAGAGACGTGTGCGCATATCCAAGGAGAAACAAGCCGATTAAACTTTTGTTCCAGTCCTATGTCCTGCCCTCGCGGGGTGCGATTCCTCGCGGGGGTTTAGGGAAGGGCTTGAACGCTAAAATAACTAAACTAAACAAGGAGAAATTAAGGACTAATGAAGGCAGGATACAATTATTCACCAATTGAAATATATGACACCTCGGAGCGCGTGGAAGGCTCGCGCTTTGACAAGCTGATGGAAAGCGAGGGGATGACTTACTGTAAGGAGAAATGCGCCTATTGGGGTGATGATCCTCGCGGGCCTGAGTATGGAACTGTATGGGTTGCCTGCCCGCATGGAGAAGAGGAACAAACCTTACTGCCCACTTTCCTCCGGGTCGAATGGGTTGGGGAGCATGACCATTGGGCGCATGAATTGAAGACCGACTACTTCGCATCATGGGTGTTAACTCACGTTCAATGACCAGGAAAACCGATAACGATACTTTAGCGCGCTTATGCGTGGCCCTCGGCATCATCCTGATGATGAAGCTCGCGCCCAGAGCGTTGGCATGGATAAACAAAAAACTAAATAAGGAGGAAACGAGCAATGGATAAGGACAAGGAACTGGAGGAGGTATTGGAAGTTTGCTTGCGCGAGCTTGAAGACTGGAATCGCGGGCATGAACCTAGTGAGGGCCAACTATTGGCGCGGGATTTCATTGAGAAACACGCGAAGAAAGACGAGCCGGAAAAGGCGCAAGACAAGGAAGGAGAAACGGCATGAGCGCTATACTGGATAGGACTTTAAACGAAACGACTGAAGAGGGTTACACTCTTGACGTATTTATAAAGAAAGCTCGCGATTCAAATATAAAAGAATGGAATGAGAAAGGGATAAATCAATGGATGATTGTATTCCACTTCAATGACGTACCTAATCCGAATTATGGATTTAGCTATTACATAGACACCCTGATGCATGGAAGGAATGAGGATGGCGGTCTTGCCCTTCATGGCAACGAACACTCGTTAAGTGCCAAGGTCATGAAAAGAGTGAGGGCGTTTATTCAGGAGTTTGTAGACGCTAATGATTTGCCACTCGACAAGGACTATCCCTAAGCACCCCCTGAAGGGCGTTTGATATAAAACATGAGTCTTTACCCTCCCTGAGGGGCAAACACCCCTTCAGCGTCCTCTATGGACACGCAAAGGCTACTTCAGAAAGGAGGCTTGTCCTGGTTCAAGCGAGGTTCGACGTATGAGGAGAAACGTCCTAGAGGTTTCTCGAAGGTACTGTATGACACGCCTGTTTGTCCTCCTCGGTTCTTCGCGAGGTGCATCCATATGCAATCGTTCTCTCGATCAATCTCCTTCTCCTTGTGCAAGAGAATGACCGCATCCGCATCCTGCTCGATAGAACCGGACTCCCTGAGATCGGAAAGCGAAGGCTTGCGTCCGTCCTTTGCGTTGGATCTGTTAAGCTGGCTCAACGCGAGTACGGGTATTTCGTATTCCATTGCCATCGCTTTGAGGCTTCGAGAAATGTGCGAGACTTCCTGCACTCTCGAATCGTAACCCTCGCTTGTGAGCAGTTGCAAGTAATCCACCACCGCAAACCCGAGTTCTCCTTCGAGTCTTTGCTGAGCGAGAAACGCGCCCAATGCTTCGAGGGTTGCCTTGTTGTCATCCTTGAAAGTTATGGGCCAGCCCTTCATCGCTTTTGCGGTATCCGAAAGCTTGGTCTTCTCCTGTGCGGTAAGCTTGCCCGCTTCCGTGGGACGAGAAACCCCGCTTGCGTTGGATAAAAGTCTGCCAGAGCATTCAGTCGCGCTCATTTCCAAAGATACGTAACTCGTCCTTATTCCTTTGCGGGACGCTTGGAGGGTGACGTGCATGGCGAGGGCGCTCTTCCCTACACCCGGTCTTGCTCCGAGAACGTAAAGCTTGCCATTCTGCAAACCTCCTCCGAGATGAGCGTCAAGCTTTGGGAATCCAGTACTTATCGCGCTTGCTTGTCCGGCATCGAGAGAAAGGTACTCCGCATGAGCTTCTTGCGATGCGTCCTTTACGTGAACCTGTCCTTTTCGTTTGGAAAGCGACTTGGCTACGGATGCGGTGAAACCTGACGCGATCTGTTCGGCGCTCTTCTCCTCGTTGAGTTCGTCATTCGCAACCAAGAGGGCGCGTTCAACCGCGCGATGATTGCGATGCTCGATAAGATGGTCCACGTATCGCGTAATCTTTCCACCTCCATATTGCTGAGATATGGAAGAAATGGCATCCGTACTTTCGGGTAACTCCATCATCACGTCCACGTCATTGCAATCGGGTGCGAGTCTTCCGATCACCTCGAATATGCTTTGACGCTCAGGAGAAGAAAAATCTTCTTGCGTGAGATGTTCGAGCGCCTGGGCCGCGCTCCTTCCCGTCTCGTCCCTCATCGCGGATGCGAGTACCGCAATCTCTGCCAAATCGTAATCCATTAAAATTCGTGAAGGTCGGGTTCTGAGTTGCCCTTTTTCAGATCGGGAAACCTTTCGGGTATCCATCCTCGACAAGCGTTGCGAAAGGTACGTTCCCAATCCGCTTTGACCTCACCCTTTCCTTTTGCCCAGTCAATGAATACTTCCAATGCCCTCTCGTAGTTCAACCCCTCGTCTTGCGCAATGCTTCGAGGGGGGGAGAAATCATCGGGAATTTGCGAAGCTTTCTTCTTCCGCGATTTCGGAGGATTGTCGGATGTTTGACGTATTTCAGTGCTAGTTTGTAATATATTCTTTCCGAAGGAAAGACGCGCCCGCGCGAGGCGTTTACGTAAAACATCCATGATTAGTACGTTAATCGCGGCAGATGCCGGGACTCCGTATAGCTCGCAATATTCATCCAATATGCGTGCGGGAGTCTCTCCAAGTACGAGTCTTTTTTCTTTGGTTTTGCTCATGAGAATACCCCCATCAAAGTCAGCACGAACATGAGGATCATGTATGCGAATAGCGTGCAAGCTAGCAGGAACAAGGCGTGCATCCCTATTTTGTTTAATATCTTTACCAATCTTTTAATCATTTTCATTTGTGTGTTTTTGTGAATTCTTTCCAATGTCGGACGATGAAAAGCCATGCTTCCTCATCATTCACAACCTGGTCTAATTGCCAACAATTATCCGAGATTACTCCGTAATCTTGTAGGTATTCTAGGATGTTTGACGGATGTTTGACGTACTCTATAGATAACCATTCTAGCCTGTTCATAGCGTATGCACCTTCTCCGCATATCGCTTGATCGTCTTCACCGGAACAAGGTATGCTTCCTTTTGTTTTACGTCTCCCTTGCCTACGAATTTCGCAGGGCGCAATCCTTCCTTCTTGATGAGCTTGCGGATCGTTTCGGGCTGCATAAATATGTACTCCTCACCCGTATGAAAGATCCACCAGTCTGCGGTAGTTGTACTTAGCCCCGAAGGTCTTCCTCCGAATGCTATTTCCACTACCAGGTTGCCGCTATATCGCGACTTCCAATCCTGCTTGACCTCATATGCTTGCTTGGTATTGGCATTGAAGAAATCATACCCCTTGAAGTATCCGGGTATGGGGACAGGGAAGTGACCATGCTTACGCATGAATGCCATTACCTCCTCTTCCCTGTCCTTCCCTACCCCTAAGCTATTCTCGAACTCCGCCATCCAAATTTACGAAGTAGTGCGCTATGAGTATTGCATCTGCGGTGGCCAAGGTAATCTCCTTGCCTAAGTCGGGATACAGCCTCGATGCATGATCCTTGAGTATCCGTTTGCGTTGCGCCCCTGACGTCTTTGCCAAGCCTCCCAAGCCCTTTTGCCAGGTCTTTGGGGGTACGAGGTGGCAGGGGATCTTCAAACCCCTTGCAAGCCCCTCGTAGAAGCCACAAGACTTGCCTAGCTTAAAGCCCGTGCTTGATGGTATGTTCTTCCCCGCAAACGGAGGTACGTCCTCAAGTACGAATTCAAGCGTGGAATCGGGATCGTGCATAAGGTCGGACACGTCGGAGGTAAAGTCCGACAAGCTCGTAAACTTCCATGCCTGTATCATTTGTCCACCTATCCATTGACAAAATCCACCACTCGCACCCGGATCGATTGCTATTATGCATCGCTCACTCATCGACCACCTCCTTGAATGCTATCGTGAAACCAGGATCGGACTGATCGCCAGTATCATCGTCAAGCAATTCTATGAGTTGTTCGATAAGCGCTTGTTGAACTACTGCCGCATTCGTCCAATCGGCATTCTCGATATGTTGCTTTGCAAACTGCGCGCCTTGTTTTAACCTTTGTATCCTTTTCAATCGACTAACCATTTTTCAGTCTCTCCGTGACTACCTTCGTTTTTCATGAACGCTTTCAGTTCCTTCTCGCTCCATGCCCATTGTATGCTTCCTTGTCCTCGTCCACCCTTCAAGCGGTAGCACGTCAATTCCACGTCTTCGGATTCATGCAGTTGCTTTAGGCTATTGACCGAGCGGTATCCGGTCAGTTCCATAGCTTTCTTGGAGGTCAATAACTTCACTACCTTGCCACTCATTTCTTGTCCTCCGATAGTGCGCCTATAAAACCAAATGAACCATGGGGAAATGTAATCTCTATGTTTTTGGTGTCCTTGTATAGGTTGTATTTCTTGCCGTTGACTTTAAGATCTAAGTTCACAATCCACCTAAAGGGAAACTTTTTGTTAACATACTTATCTGACATTTCGTACCATCCCCAAGGTCTATAGGGAGATACCCTTCCTTTGACCAACTCCACTTCTATGCCACTCATTTCTTTTCCTCCTTCGGGTTGAGCGTGTTTGCGAACTCGGTCATGTCTACGGTTCTTCTACGTCCGTAAACTTCAGTCTTCAAATCGAAGTCTCGTATTTTGTTGTAAACGAATGAACGAGATACGTTAAAGTACTTGGTCAACTCTTGGATTGACAAACGATTGGAGTCTGCGGTTTTGCGTGCGAATGAAAGCGTTTGGACATGGTCACCATATCCAGGCCATACTCCACTCTCCATGCATTTGACCCACGTCCTGCACGCCTCTCCCATCTTTACCTTCATTCGAGAGACTTGGGTAAGGTCGATCTCATAAGCAGAAGTCAAGTAAGGCGCGCTCTTCTCTACGCATAGATAGATAAATTGCGTTGGGTTGTATCCCATCCTTCGCAACCCTTCCATATAGAATGCGGTTTGGAAATCATAACCATATCTTCGACACGAATGGTGAAAACCCTTGGGATCTCCTTCTTGCGTAGTTTTCAGATCGATTACCACCCCTGACCTGGTATTGAACAAGTCCGGGCGCACCTTGCATTCCGAACCCTCGTATCCAAAGTAGCCAGTACCCTCGATAATCGTGTCAGGATCATCAAGGTAGGTTTGCAACAAGGGATGCTCCCTTGCCGAGTCCGCCATGCGCAGGCAGGTATCGTAGTCGCTCTTGGTCAACCATCGCTTGTCAGGCGCATGGTCTTGCATCTCTTGAAAAGCCGCCTTGTAATAGTTCGTGCGTGACGAATTTCCATCTATGCTCTCCGGTTTTACCGCATACTCGTCATCAAGCTTAAACGGTTCGAGAGTTGCAGTATGGGTGCATCCTCCTACTATGAAGTGCGGTGCGTCATCAGGTGTGGGGTTTTGCATCTGATGCCAAACCTTGGCAGGGCATGACTTGACAAGTTGCCAAGCCACGCTCCTGCTCAATTCACCCGAGCCATGATAGGCCGAGTTACTTATGTCAGTTCGTAACATCAGAATGGATCTTTGCTGGGTTCATCTCCACCCTCTTCCGGTTGCTCCTCGAAAGGATCTCCTCCTTCGTACAAAGCATTGAGGTTAACCTTCATTGAAGCTACTGCCTCATTGATCTCATCGCTCCGCTTCTTGTGCGGCTTGGGGGTAAGGACGTAACTGGTTTCGATACCCTCACCATTGCGAATGATACTGATGTCATACTTCCTTGGGTCACCCCAATCCTCATCCTTCGCAAGTTCGAGGATCTTCTCCTTCAGTCCGGCTTGGGTAAGCTCCATGATTTGCAACGCCTCTTCAGCATAGTTCCAAACCACGAAGGTAAAGAACTCCTTGGGCTTGTCCGTGAACGTGACCTTTGGCGCATCCCCGTCAATCTTCCAACGATGAGGCTTGCGCTTCCCCTCGTCATCAGACGTCCACCCAATCATTCCTTGAATGAACCCAGGAGGGTTGTCATCGGATGATCCGACTATGCGCAACTTGTTCTCCCCTTGGACGAACTTCATGTAACTTCCGCCCGATCCACCGGATGGGCTGGCCACTATATTATCTAAGAATCCCATTGTTATGTTTTCTCCTTTTTTTATTAGTTATTTTGCGGGATCACTCCCATTTTGATCGTAGGCATTCCTACGTAAACTCTTGTAGTTAACTCGACACTTGAATGTCCAAGTACTTCCTTTGCAATATACGGGTTGTCATCATGGGCTTTCATGATGCGATGCCCTGCATACTTGCGTAAGCGATGTACGGGTTGTCTAGCGGTTATACCGCATAGTTCCCTGAGCATCTTCGGGAACTCGCGGGTAATGCGATCTTCCTGCACTTGAACTATTAAACCATCGTCCGACGTTTTAAAACTCATGATCTCATTCCACCATGCCGGATCGCATGGTCTGTCTTGGTATCCCATACCATCAACTTCCCCATCATCCACACCCTTGGGTGACCAAATGCGAATCACCTTGTTCTCGCTAGTCTCCCAAAAGTCTCCATACTTCGCTCGTTGGATCTCCGAGCTACGCAGACCAAGTCCATATGCCAACGCATATGCTTTGTACAATTCCACGTCCGTATCCTTGAGCGCTCCGCATACTCGCTCAATAGCGTTGCGTTCCCGTTCGTCCGCATAGAAGCGTTTTACTTTGTTACAGGCTACTTGCATATTCACCCAGTCCGAAAACAACGATACGTCCACTCCTTGCTTCTCATAGAACCTGATCCATCCCTTCGAGAATATGCTTCGAGCGATACGCACGTCATTTGCAGAGTAGTTTTTTGCATAATGCTCAGGTAAACTAAGTCCGTTCTTCTGCTTCGCAAAGATTGTCAATGGTCGTTCGTCAGGATTGGTCACGTACTTCCCAAGCACGCGCCTCATCGTCACCACGACCATGCGTTTCGTATCATCACTCGCTTGTTTTCCAAGTGGTAAACGGTTAAATTCATAGTCCCTAAATAAGTCATTGCATTGTCTAGTCATGTCTACACACATATTGATGTAGATTGGTCAGTCAAGAGTTTTTTGAAATTAGCGCAAAAAAAAGCGGGGTTTCCCCCGCTTGGTGCTACTGTCCCCAGTAGCTAACTAAACAAGTATATTGTGGACTAGAACAATAACTTATAAATTGATAGTAGGGTCAGTCTTTGATTTTGTCAAGACCTCCGAGGTATTTCCAATACACCATGTCAAGAGGTGTGCCTTGAAGCATCGCTCCTTTGTATTCCTTATCTCCTGCAATCGCAGAGATGTCCTGCCATGCTCTGTCAAATGCGGTGGTTGGTGGTAGCAATCCTTCAAGGAACGCTTTAGCCGGGCCTTCTCGTTTGCCCTTTTGCACAAGGTATCTATTTATTCCTAGCAACTTCCAAAGATTGTTTTCAAGTAACTCGTCACGCTTTATCGGCCTTCCGTATAACAAGTCCTTCATCACGTCAGTTGACGCATTAGCTGCGGCAAAGACAGTAGCCAATGCAACTATGTTTCTCATTCCTCGCCCTGCAAGTTTTGCGGCCTGTTGTTTGTTACCCTTCTCAAAAGCCTCCCCCGCTTTGCGCAAGTCCTCGAATCCTGCCTCTCTGAATACGTCAAATTGTTTTACCGTAAAACTCTTCAGCATATAAAGTATCCTGGCATTGCCCGATTCATTATAAAACCTTGGCATCTCACCCAAAGTCGCAGGACTTAAATCTAGGAACTTGTACCATATCAATTCTTCCACACCCTTGGGTAAGTCCTTCGAGTTCGGATTGCTCTCTTGTAGTTCGCGCACCATGCTTTCCGCGCGCTCTCTTCCAAATACTGGTTCTAAGTCATCAGCAAGACCACTCGCATTATTGCGAGCTTGGGCTTTATACTTTCTCCATGCCGCATTCATGGTAGTGTTCTTACCTAACTGATCGAGCTTCTTGAGTCCGGTAACGGTAAATACCTTATCAAGAACCTTGGACAATCCACCTCCGCTAGTAAGCGTATCGATGTTATGATCGGATAGATTGAAGTGTTTGACGAAATCGTAATTTTCCGCGCGGTTCACTAGTGACCTAAAGGTATTTCCGAATCCATTGAAGTGGATACTGTATGCCAAGTCTCCAAGCTGAGTGATTGCAGATCCGAAGTTACCCATGACCTGGATATAGTTAAGGTTCTTTATGCCCTGAACGAATGGAGCAACGGTCTTTCCGCTAAACCTAGACTGTATGATGCTTTGCAATTTACTTACGTCTTCGGGACTAAGTCCATCAACGTCATCTGCAAGCGTGCGTGCAACCGTGCTAGCCAACGATTCATCGACTTCCATGCGAATACCCAAGTCACTACCCTCTGTATCCTTGGGCTTGCGGAATAAAAACTTTTTCCTTTCGGTAGCTTGCACGACTCGATCAACGTAGTTCTGCATGGCATCGGCAGGATCGGCATAAGCATCAAGGAATCTGTCCTCGACTTGCTCTATCTTTCTTTGCTTCACGTTACCCGGAAGCATTCCGCCCTTCTCCAACGGATACCCACGCAAAACCCTTGAGGTAATCTCTGCCGCTTCTTCCGTAGAGATGTCATCGATTGATTCTAAATTCTTCTCAACCCTGTAATCCTCAAGAGCAATCTCCACTTGGTTTCGGGTATCACGCATATCATCGTTATCATCCAAAAACTTCTTGAAGTTCTTATAGTCCTTGATTTGCCTCGGGAAATACTTGTCAAGGTATCCCACGTCGATCCCGCCCTCTTCTCTTGCGTAGGTTCTTAATTCGTTCAAGGCTTGTCGCATATCGTCAAGCATGGCACGGTCTTTTATCGGCACACCAACCTTGTCCATGAACGTTCCAAGCCGAGATCCGTTAAGCAATAAAGATTTAAATTCTCTTTGAAGGTCTTTTTTTCCACGCAACCTCTTTTGCATCATTCTCAAAAACGGACTGACGCGATCCAAGTATTGCCTGGTAGTAGTATTTATATTTCTTTCGTGGGCGCGGAATTTCTCTGTAAGAATCGGACTTATATTCTTTAGCTTCCTTGATAACGGGGTAAGCAAGTCGCTGACAAACTCCTTAGCGCCATCAGTCATTTGCTTTAATTGACTACGCTCCACGTAAATAGCTTTGTCTGCGGTCTGTTGCGCTCTTTCCGCTCGCACTACATCCGGTTGCGCCTTCGTAGGATTCGCTTTGGCTTGAGCGTTCGCTTGCTTGAACTCCTTCCTTCGCATCAGTCTGCGCGCAACTGGGCCTCGCACCCCTGCCGCAATCATAAGCGCTCCAAGTATTGGTGCGATTCCCGCTTGCTTAAACTCTCCATCATCCTCTTCATTCGCAAGCGACCCATAAACTATTGCTCCGCCTGGTACTGCGGTGGTCATGGCAACATTGAAATACTTCTCGTATCCCCTGCCCAGTTTCTCCTCTGCCATGCGTTCCGATTTGGTCATCGGATCGGCTTGCTCCATAGGACGATCCCTAAGCGGAGTATCTTGCCTAGTAGGTGGCATCTGAGAGGCTTGCATCTGCGCCTCCAGGTCATCAAGCGTAAGGTTGTTACGTTTTAAAATGCGCTTCCGCTCGGCATTGAGCTTTTTGCGTTGATTACTCGCACCCTTGTTCTTGCCATGCTTGTGATCAAGCCTGCCAATTTGCTCCTGCACTTCACGCAATCTTGCGTTGTCTCCAACCTTCTGCATTCCAATGTCTACCTCACGCATGAGCGGGGTAAAGATTTCATCTTGTTGCGCAAGTTGATCCTCAAAGGTTTTTTGCAAGTTGGCCATTTGCTCGACAGTACCCAAATCTCTTGCTTGCCTTTGACCCTCTTCGGTTTGCCTCATGATACCTGATACAAGCTCATCTCCTTGCGCGGCTTGATCGTCCGCCACCCTTTGTATCTCGGATATTTCTCTAGTCGAATCAGTTATCGCAGGGTCTTTAAAGGATGGTTCTCCCAAGATGCGTTGTTGTTCTGTCGGTGTACCAAATGACTCTAGCGCTCCACGCGAAAAAGAAGGTGTGCTAAAATCGCCCCTTGCCAATCCCTTGACGAAGGTTTCGGACTCATCAAGCACGCCAAGCTCAACCATTTTTAATAGTTCTTCCGCCACTTCACCGGAGTTTTGCAACTCGTCAAGTTCCGAAACCACTTGCTTAAACTGAGGAAGTCCGACTGCAAAGTTCTCTATTCCGCCTTGTTCATCAATCTTCTTTGCGGTTGCATCAAGTAGTTCGGGTCTTGTTTGGTTAGGTTTTGCAGGAAGTCCATTGTCGTTTAAAAACCTTGCTTCCACCGCACCAAGCCCGCCACCAAATATACCACCAAATAATACGGTACTCGCAATTTCCTCTTTCGTAGGGGCGCGATCCTCATCAAGATAAGTACGCGCATACAGTTCTGTGGTTGCCAGTCCTGCGCCTTGCGCCCCTCTGATGCCCGTACGCGCAGCAGTACCTACCTTTTCAAATTTACCAACAGGGAATGCGCCAAATGCCGTTGCCGCTCCTAGCTCGCCAAGACCAAGGTCTTCTTGGAATCCCTTTTCTATACGATACTGTTGCGACCAATAGTTACCAAGCGCAGACCCTGCCGCTCCACCAGGCAAACCTCCGAAATACGCACCCACCAATGCAGGGATGATCTCCCTTCCGATAATTATGCCAGTATCTATGAGGTCGGGTTCGCGAGGTTGCGCTAAAGAAAGAGGCTCTTGATAGTACTGCTTGGTTGCCTCGATATCTATGATATTACTATTCTGATAATACCTCTCAGTTGCTT